TTTAGCCTCATAACGCCTATTGGTTAAGTTTACATCAACCCCTGATTTAACTGCCCAGGTTCTACTCTCTTCTCGTTCCGCTGCAAAAGTCAGGGCACCTGTGTAATCAAGTACCTTAATACCGTATATGGCTTCTAAATCCACATTGTCTATATAAATTTTCATTAGCTTAATTTTTCATAGGTTTTACGTGTGTTCGCTGCTATCTCAGGTAAATAATCAGTATTTAATTTTATTTGTTTCATATAAACAAGGTTTTGCATTGCATAATCCAGTGAATCTTGCGTTAAATTAGCGATTCGTTCATTGCTCAACATCATAGCACTAATCCTGCCAACTAACTCGCTGCCCGTTTCCTCTGTAATTGCGGCGGAAACTTGTCCTGCTCTCGAAAGTGCTGCATCCTCTGTGGTTGCAGTGGTATCCTCAGGTGCATTAAAAGCACTATCAAAACCTGCCTCCTGTGCAGCGATATCTGCCTGCTTATAAGCCTCCATAATTAATGGGGTTAAACCTCCGACGGTATTATAGAATTCTGTTAATGAATCAACCACTCCTTGCTGTAACTCTGCGGCCGTTATTTGCCCTGAAGCATACTGCTCTCCGTATGCTTTTGTTTTTGCATTTAACTCCTCCAAATATGGCTGTAGGAACGCAAATTCAATAGCATCTCTTGTAAAACTTTCTATCATATCAGAGAAGGATTCTTCCAGGGCTTTCATAGCATCGTCTCCGCTCTCATACATTGTTTGAAATGCCATTGCAACTTCATCCCCTATACCTCCAAAAATACTTGAAATGTATTCTCCAAATTGTGTATAGGTTTCTTCTAAAAGAACAGTACTATCCAACAAAGCAATTAGGCTCTGACGTGTCGTCTCAGATACGTCTGCTGTGTCTATAATACTTTGCAAGCGGACCTTATTTAACTTACCCTCTGCATCTATTAAATCAGGATATACACTCAAAAGGCTTTTATATTGGTCATAACCTGTCCCCCAGAATTCTTCCCATTTAGAAGCGTCATAGGTACGAACTTTTGTTTTACTTAATGCGTCTGATAAGGTTCCTGTTTTCTTGGTAGCCGAACTATAAGATAATTTATTTAAAACTCGTTGCTGTTCTGCCAATGCTTGATTATAGGCTTCTAATCCCGCAAGAGCACTCCCCCATCTATCATCTGCAAAAACTTCATTTCCTTGTTCATACAAGGCATTCTGTTTAATTAACTCTAAATTAACTCTACTTAATTGCTCTATTTCTGCGCGGAGTGATTCTATACGTAATTCCTGATTCTTTTTATTAACATTGACAATGGCATTAAACACCTGCAAAGCGGCTCCAATTACTGCAAGTATCACAGAGGCTTTCTCCATTGCTGACATAGCCACGGTAATAGTGTCAATACCTTGTGCCATGTTAAGCAAACCTCCTGCTGCTTGAGCAGCACCTACCAAGATATTTTTTGTGCCTTCATCTAAATCCCCAAAAGAATCTACTAAATCATTAACTAATTGGTTAACACCATTAATAATCTCAAGGGTATCCTTCCAGGACTTCTTCCCTACCGTCTGTGTGGATAAATACTTTTTTAGTTCCTCTTCTACATCTCGTATCCCACCTTTTAATTTCTTGTAATCGGCAATAGGTTTATCAAGAGGATTTTTTATTTTAGTAAGTTCAGGATTCAACTCAATTCTGGTGCTTATAATTTCAGCATCCGTTCGGGCTTGTTCTAAGGCGTCCGCACTTAATTTTCTTTTCTTAGTTAGGTAATCTAAATGTTGTTTTAAGAGGCGGTCATTGATTGTTTGCTGCATTGCACCTTCAGCAGCACCAGCCACGGTTATTTCATTTATTTTTAATTGATTTTCTAACTCCAAAGCCTTTAATGCCTTTTGACGTCTCTTCTCAGCCTCTTCTGCCGCTTTGTCTGCTGCTTCTTTTGCTGCTTTTGCATCTAATGCTGCCTGTGCCTTTGCTTTTGCTTCAGCCTCTGCTTTTGCATCGTCTTCCTTTTTCTTTGCTGCGGCTTTTGCAATCTCTGCTCTATCTGCGGCGGCGATTGCGTCTGCGGCTGTTATTTGTCCTAAAATGTACTCGTAAGCCTCTTTTTCGTTTTCTAAATTCTTTTGGATTATTTCATAACGTATTCTAAAAACGTCTCCAATCACTCCAGGTACTCCATATAATGGATTGGTAATTGCTTTGTCTGCTTTTGCTTGCAGTTTTTGAATTTCCGTTTGTGCTTCTATTGCACGTTGATTTAGGACTCTTAATCTAATCTGCTCCTTTAAGTTTGTATTGGCGATGGTGATTGCAGCATTAATTTCCTCTTGTGTGGAGTTTTCAGTTAACAAAGCAGGTAAATACTCTCCATATTTCTCATTTAATTCACTAATTAAACGCTTCTTTTCATCGTAACTTAAATTTCCTTGATTTAGTTGGTCTTGCAGTACGGTTAATCCCGAACTTTCCTCCATGAATGTTTCTTCAATCTCTTTACCTATTTTAGAAATTTTACTGGAGGATGATTCGAGGCTTTTCACAACACTTATTACCAAAGGTATTGCTAATGTAAGTCCTGCAACTAATAAGCCTATAGGATTGGCTGCGAACGCTGCTGTTAACTTTTTAAAGGAGCCTGCAAGTACCTTGTTCCCCTCTGCCATTAAAATTGTGGCTTTGCTTGCTTGAGTTCCTGTTATTGCTTGTAGCCTATTTTGGGTAATTGCTATCTTTTGCATAGCGTTAGATGCCATTACCGCGACTTTATACGTTACGAAAGCGGCTGTAAGTGCCAAGACGGCATTGGTGAACGTTTTAATGTTTCCAGATTTAAAAGCTTCATTTAATGTTTTTGCAATACCTGCAATCGCCTGGGAGCCAGCATCTCCCAGGGGTTCAAACGCTGCAAGGATATTATTGGTTAATAGTTTTACTTGGTGGTCTGTGGTGTTAACTACCTTTTCAGTTGCACTTGCAGTCGCACCTAAGGAATTATTCATTGCATCCAAATCCATTGCGGCACCTTTTGCATTTTTACCTGTCAATGCAAGTGTGGCGAGTACTGCTTCAGAAGAACCTAACAATTCTAACAGTTTGTTTTGGCTTCCTCCTGCTTGCTTTTGCACTTCTTGCAAGCCTTCTTGGAATGTCATTGCATCTGCCCAACCATCCCCAAGTACTTTATTCATCCCAATCATTGCAGCCTTTAATTGAGTAAGTGCCTCGGGGGTTTTGGTACCTTGTTTGGTTAAACTTGCAATTGCTGCTGAAGTTTCCTCAAAAGAGATTCCCATACTTGCAGCAATAGGAGCCACTTTTGCTATGTTTGCTCCTAACTCTGGAAATGTTGTTTTACCTTTTTCAACTGTTTTAAAAAATATGTCTGAAACTGCTCCCGCCTCATCTGCACTTTTACCCCAGGCATTCAATACAGTTGTAATTCCATCACCAGCAACCATTGCATCTACAAAGCCAGCGGTACCTGCTCTTGCAGCAGCTTCTAATACTTTTAAACCGTCTGCGCTGTCATATCCTGCCGATACAATCTCATAGTAAGCCTCAGCTAATTGTTGAGCACTGGATGCAGCAAGGTCCTCCTGCGTGCTTAATGTAATTAAAGTATTTTTGTATTCCTCTTGATTTTCCGCGACTTCTTTGGATATCGTTGCAATCTCTGCAAGTGCAGTACCTAAATCTCTTGAGAAATTTATAAGTGCTTTACCAGCCTCTGCAATCGCCGCCACAGTAATCATGGCACCTACTGTTTTACCAATAGTTTTGAAGGTTTCATTCATAGAGTTACCTTCTTTTTTTACGGTGTCTGATAATGCAGCGATTTGGGCTTGCATCTTTTTAATATCCTTTTCAAACCCGTTGTCTACACCACTATTGAAATATAATCCAGCCATTTTGAGTTTCTTTATCTTAACGCCGCATTAAGCAAATTTGCCTCCTCTTCTGCGGTTTTAGGAGGAGCTGTTTTCATCTTTTTTTTCTTATCATAATCTATAGAGGGGGCATCTAACATTCCAACGACGAAAAGTATGTATGGCATTCTTAAAATCTCTTTTATAGACATCCCTGTTTTCTCTTGATAAGCAAACAATCGGCCTAAGAAGGTTTTACCTCCCTTAATAACGTATTGTCCTCCTGAGTAATCAATGTCCAATACCCTAAAAAAAAAGCAGGGTCATCTAACTTGTGAATTGTAACATACAAATTCAATAAATGGTAATGACCGCAGGTATTTAATTTTTTTGATAATAGTTTCTTGTAAAACCAAGAGAAAGGTCTATCATTTACCAATGCTGTAAGCACATATAGATTAATCAACGGTAACACCGCTTCTTGTAACTTATAATTATAAAAATCACTTACTTTAATGTCGTCCTTAGAAACCGCCTTAATCTGTGCTTTTATCTTGCATAACTTCACATGAGTCTTCGTGGTAATATATTTAAGGTAGAAGGGGAATACCCCTAATACCTTAAAACCTTGCAACCTCTTTTTTTCGTTAGTCGCAATATCTGCAATTTCCAGTTTCATTATGAAACTGTAATTGTAACGGTCCAATCCTGGGCTGTACCATTAGCACTTGTAATGGTGTAAACCTTAGGCGCTGTGAAATCAGTAGCTACTCCGTGTTCTGGAGAAATGCTTGCACCTTTACTGACTCCAATCACTGGGATTACGGTAGTCAGTGGAGACAAAGCAGGCAATACTAAGGTTACCGTATGAGTACCAGGTGTGATTACGGCAGCAGCAACAGACTTGTCAGTTCTAAACGCCAAAATGTCGTTAGCCTCAGGCTGCTTCAGAATGTCGTAACCGTGGTCTGGTGTGCTTGCTTTTTCTGGCTTTAATACAGTACCATTTAATTGGAAATAATGTAAGTCATCATCGTTAATCATAGGGTAGCCATCAAAGGATACCCTGGGGATACGGAACTCTACATTTTTGTCAGTTAAAAATTTAATACTTTTCTCAATCGCTTGATTTTGATTAAGAGGAGCATCATAACTGTCCGCACTTGCATCAGTGGTAACTGTGCCACCAGTGAATTCAGCAATCAATTCCGGGGTTAAATCCGCTAACTGAAATACCAATGTTTTATCACCTTTGCTTGTAGAACTTTCCAAGTTATCCCCGAGGACGTTCTTGTAATTATTCACAGAGGCATCCGAGCCATTAAACTGCACGGTGGATTCGCGCTGCCCTAACTGGGCTTCTTTCCAAACGTCTCCTAAACCACCATCGGCGGCAACGTTAGAATACCAAAACTTTTTAATCTTTATTGATGTTTTCATGATACTAAATTGTTAATAAAAAGTTAATTTTTAAGAGTGCATAATGTTGCCGCGTTTCAATGACCGCTTCTGTATAGGTTTCTCTGGTTTGTATATCAAAAGAGTATCCATTGGTATGCAGCAAAATGACAGATAAATCAAATAGTAGCCTTTCGAAGGTGCTGCCTTTACTAAGGTCCTCTGAATAGGTGTTATTAATGAGTAAATCATTATAGAAAATCTTTACGTACAATGCACTATATTGCAAAAACTTATCGTTGACACCATTAATAAGATGGAAAATACAGTCTTCCAATTTACTATCAGTAGGTCTTGTAACCTTGTAAATACCTCCGTTTATTGCAGTCTTTATAGGACTTGCAGAGATAATCTTAAAAATATCAGTAAGGATATCATTCCTGGTTTTCATCGATTTGTGTTTTTAAATCTCTCAACATTTGTGGTAAAGCTGTTCTCATTTTTAACTCACTTTTCTTTAATACGTTTAATCCATAAATGTCTTCTACGTATGTGGCATACCCCATTCCAGCGACCAATATTAAAACGTACCCGTTTTTGTTTGCTGCAATTATTTCATCTAAAAAGGTATTCCCTTCAGAATTACCCTCTTTTGTTCCCGTGAAACCAACATAAGAAACAGGTCTTCCATTTTTTAATATGACACCGCCTATACTGCTTTTTAGGTTACTTGTCCTATCAGTGTATTCTGCATTTAATTTCGCATGATTTTCCAATTCGGCTACCATGTACTCCAAATTATATATCAAGGCAGATTCAATACGTTTCTGCATTTTCTGCAAGTAGATATCTAATGCCTTTTGGTTAGCTAACTGGAATCCCATAATTAAACCACAATTTTAACACGTTTGGAAAGGTTTAAGACCTCAAGGTTTTGCACTTGGAATGAACCTAATACGTTTCTTTGAGAATCCTTTAACTGTACCTCGGTAATGCTTGCAAAGTTAATCGGCGGTACTTCATTTGGAAATCGCATAAATCTTGCAACATCTAAATCCAAGTAAACGCTGTAATTACCTTGTAAATATTGCCCTTGAACTAAGGTCCTGTATTCTTTTGTAATTATTGACAAATTACAAGCAACAAAAACGGTAGAAACTTTCACAGATGTGATTGGATTGCCGTCTGTGTCCTGTCCACCGCTTAAGTCCTTAATAAACGCTATGTAACCTGTATCAACCATTGTAATTTTCTCCTACAAAACCAAATGAAGTACCAGATAATTTAGAATCCGTGTAT